CTCCTTAGCGACATTAAGATTTTCTAAGACTATCTTATTGTCCATATTATTTATAGCGTTCTCTCCTACAATGCTAAAAAATGATGGATACATGTCTGTTCCAATAGCACTAGCAATTTGATCAATGCCTATACTGTTATTTTCAAACAGCAAGAAGACAAAAACAAATACTTTACATATTCCCTATATTATTAGAATTGAAAAACAATCCTAATATTGATACAAATTATTTGTCTACTAAGTACAACATAGATAGAGACTTAATAGAATATATAAAAGAGAATCCAGAACAACATAACTTTGATACATTTCAGGCAGAATATGATAATATAATTACAAAAGATTTAGTAAATACATTGTCAGAAACAGATGTATATATAAACAACACAGGAGAAGTAGAAGCGAGAAATGCGGAAACAAGAATGTTTATGCCTATAGATAATAGGAGAATGACATTACTCGAAGAAACAGAAGATGTCCCAAGAGGAAACCAAGTAATAATAAATACTTTAAATAAAAAATATGATAGCATTGACGGAACAGGAAGAGAAGAAGCTATCGGAATTAGAACTTTCAATTCATCGTTGGCCAATAATAACCAAAGAAGAAGCAGACAATTCAATAAGTTATTATTACGAGAGCAGAGATCACGCAAAAAGAGACTTTTACAATCGGATGCTAGAATTGGAGAAGAAATATACCCAAGCAACCTAGACAATCCAAAAGGATTCTTTAGTAATCTAGGCTTCGCACCTGCACAGACAGAACTTTTATCGTTTATCCATGGATTAATACCCGATGCCTATAATAAGACCAACACAGCGATAAAAATCGCTATGGAACTTATGTATCCTGAACAAACAGGATTCAACATCATGAACATGCTTCCATATACCAAGGAAGAAATGTATGATATCATGACGAAATACCAAAACGAGAATATTTCGAATAATCTAGGAGATGTTTTCATCCATGAGTATATCAACAATGAGATGTCATTCGGCATGACAAGGAATAAAGAAGTTTTAGATACCATCATAAATAAAGCTAAGTCATTACAGATAGAGTTACCGCAGCAGTATGAAAACTATTTTCAAGCGACGAATAAGTTTAAGTCATTTTTCACAAAAGGTCAGAAACTTAGAAATAAGGAAGATGTACTGTATGTGCATGATATCAATTATAGTAATCCTGAAGATATCACTTATGTATTGTGGCACCCACAGGAGGACGCATATTATGAAATGGATATGCTAAAAATGGACTTATTCAGGGAAGATACAGAAAGTAATTTCGAAAATATAGAAGACAATGCAGTGGCGGTGATCAATGCATTGGAGCAAATTGGTACTATGGTCCGATTTATGCCGCAGCAAGATAGTCCAGGGATATACAATATCTTTAACAATGAAATATACCTAGATGTCAGGAAACTATCTAACAGATTGCTTTACCATGAGGCAGCACATGCAGTATTCACAAAAGGCATTCGATTAAATAAAGATAATGTTACGAAACTACATACAGAGATAGCCAACGTATTACGTAATGGTACGCCGCAGGAGAGAGCATTGGCGGGGAGATTAGACTTCTTTGTACAAAGATATAACGAAGAAGAAGCGCAGGCAGCAGGAATGCCACTAAACGAATTGAGAGCGCATGAATTTTTAGCAGAATTAGTGGCGCAATTAGCGAGCAACAACCAATCAATAACTAGTCAGTCTGAAAAATCGATCATAGATAAGATCATTGAATTTTTCAGGAATATATTAGGTTATACCCAAAATTTAGATATAAATAATATTAATGATGTTATTGAGATGATCAATGGTATTGCAAATAAGCTAAGGACAGGAGAGACAATCAATTTTTCGGACTATGAAAGTATCATGTCCGACGAAAACTTAAACCAAGGCATACTATATGCAAGGGGAGATTATTACCAAGGAGATGTATCTAGAGTATTAAGTACAGGCAAGAAAATAGCGGTAACATTGCCTGATGGTAAAGGGACCATGGCGACAGTAGGATTGACAGGTACCAATAATGATGGAGATGGATTTACTGAATTAGAATTTAGTGACGGTAAAACAGAAAGATATAAGACGGAACATTTAGTTTTAAGGGAAAATTCTTTAGGTAATTGGTTTATATATATGGTGCCGGCGGCGTCACAGAAAGCAAACCCTACACATGCAGGCAATGTATTGTCAGACAGTGATAAACAGATGCTCAAAGAATTTGCTTTAGAGCAAAAAGCAGATGGTACTTATGAGTATTCCATAAACGAAATACATTCTCTTATAAAAGATGATGTACAAGTAGATTATAATGTATTTGTAGACCTGATCAATGGATTCCGTGAAGAACAGGCATTGGCGGCGGCAAAAAGTGCTGATCCAATATCCGATGATGTATACAATGATTTTGTAGATAACAATAATGTCTCACAGGATGTATTAGAATCGATTGCGGATAAAATCGCCACACGTAAAAAACTATCTAAGAGAGAAGAAGCGATATTTGTAGGAAGAACAGCAGAGATAAATAAGATTATTGCTGACTATGCATCTTCTAAAACGCCAACGGCACCAGTGGCACCTGCGCCAGGTCCATTAAACGATAAAGTACTGCAACAAACTCTTTTTGCTTTAAGGAAAATGTCTGTAACAAGAGAGGTCGCTGATATATTAACGGGTAATGATACTGAAAAGCTAATAACATTTGATTCAGGCGATACTATTAATGCCAAGACGGGAGAAGCGCCTGAAAACTCACAATTAGCAAGAGTATTCGAAACTAAAAAAGCATTAGAAGAAGGTAGGACGCATTTAGCAACATTAAAGAAGTATTACGGTGAAGATGCCTTCAATAAGATCACTGACTTATTAGATACAGGTCAGGCAGGCGTTGTAGGGACGGAAGTAATATTTGTGGTAATGAGCCAAGACTTAACCGCTACATTAGAACAAGATCCTTCGTCAGCGCCATTGGTCAAAGCAATGAGAAAAAAGCTAAACAAGTCTATGCAGGCGTTCGCTAGGAACGCATCTATTGTATTGAATTTGCAAAGGATGGCAAATATAAATCCTGATTCAATATTCACATCTACATCATTGGCTAGTAGCTTATTAACTCCTGACACAAAAGAAGCTAGAGAATCTATACTTCAAGCACTTTATCAGGAAGAACTAGATAAAGCATATGAAGAATATGAAGCAAGGAGAGAAGCTGCATCAACAGCAAGCAAGCCATATACAAAACCTACAACTACTACAACAACTTCAACAAAAAAGAGAAAGAAATCAGATCCATCTGATTGGGTTCCTCGTGGAGGTGGATTTTTAGATAGTGCAATAAGGACCGTAAGGGATTATATAAATAAAAATTGTTAAAAGGAAAATATGGGCGCAAAACTTGGGTGTTTAGTTGCAGGGACAAGAGAGCAACAACTTATAAAAGATATCATGAAAGAAATGGCGGCGGAGAGTATAGGCGTACTTGAAAAACCGTTTACATTTCCGACAGCATACAACATGCTAAGAGAAGCAGGTATTGAAATTGATATAGAATCAGTTGCAGTACTATATATGGAGCAATTTGACACTACTGATGCTTGGTTTTCTACAAGAGAAGATGTAGAAACTAGAGCAGGAATGGTATTCAGTAATATTTTGGATAAAGTGGCAAATGCACAGCCATTTACAGATGTTGCTACCATTGGTGAAAGATCTCCAGGAGCCGCCGCCGCAGATACTATCATGAAGTTTTTCGCAGACATGTCAAGTCCAAATATAGGATCACAGTCTCTTATGAAATTGTTTCAGGAAAAAATGACAAAAGCGGCCAAGGTATTTGTTGACAAAGATATCAACATCGATTCTAAGATTGAAGCCATTGAAAAACAGATAGCAGTATTAGAAAGCGCACCAATACCATCTGATCCTATCGCTTTCCAAGATCATAATAGAAGGCTTGACGACCTGTACAACATGAGATATAATGCTACGGTAGATCAAGGTAGGATATCAAGAGACAATGAGATTGCAGCAAAGCAGGCAGAAATTGACGCATTAGACCCGACGGATCCTGCAAACAGAGAAGACATCGACAACCTGAAAACAGAGATCAGGGAATTGATCAAAGAGAAAAAGAAATTCCTTGATAACAACCCAAAAGCAAAAGAGGACCTTAACTTTCAGCAAATATTATCCCAGGCATTTATGATGAATAAAAAGGGGTATATGAATGAGATTACAGGCGTCTTAAACTCTACCAAGGAAGTAGTAGATGAATTCAAGAGAGAAATGCAGGCATACATCACAGAATCGCTTGATTCAGGCAGATTAGACGATGCACAGGCGGCGCAATTAGAAAAGTATGCAGAAGACATCATAAATAAGAGTTACGACCTTCTCCTTTCGAATAAAGAGATATCTGCAGTAGTAAAAGATGCTTTACTTAAAAACGGATTCGCTAAGAAGAAAAAGAAGAAAGAAGGAACAGAAGGACTAGTATTCGATTGGACCAAATTAACGGATGCTGCCAATGATACTGAATACCTTAGAGAAAAGGTAACGGAATCTTTAGCTAAGTATGGTTTTGATCCAGTTCAGATAGATATCATAAATGGCGCCATAAAAAGAGAATACGATTCCCTTAGGGCAGACATCATTGAAAAAAGAATTAATGAGTTGAACAAAAGGAATAAAATCAAACTTGCTCCTGAAAATTCTTCCAAATCAAAAACCCTAGCAACCTTATACAATATGGGTTGGTTTGAATCGGACCCGACTAAGTACGAGAAGATACTTAACGATATGTTGGGACTTTCAGAGATCGACAAGGAGTTGTTTAATGAATTGGAACAAATCGGGCGGGCATTGAATGAACTATATAAAAACGCCAAAGAAAGTGATCAATTTGTAAAATCATCTATCAATAATATCAATGAGCAGATAGCAAGTTTGCTTAACAAATACGCTAAAAATAAGTCAGTACTATATAAAGTAGCTAGAGTTATACAATCATTCATGTCTTTAGTAATGAGAACAAGACTATACACCGTATCTAATTCTGTTATTGCCAATAATTTTTCAGGTTGGTTCGCAAGATATAGAACTCACCTTCAGTCAAAATTTGACGGCACATACAGTAAGGAAGCATCACAGTTCAGTAAAGAAATGGCAAAAATAATTCGTACTGACATTACAGGAAAAGGCGGGTTACAGTATGGAGATTTATCATCTACCTATGTTGTGCGAGGTGATTTAGACACATGGTTAAATAGTAAAAGCGATAGTAAAGCATATCATCAAACTATATCATGGCTTACAGGTAGATGGTTGCTTGACGGACAGGATTCATATTTTAAATTCAGGATAGTAAATACTGTTTTCAATAGAAATATGATCAACATCGTTGAAAACATAAAAAGGACAGAATTAGAAAAAACGCTAAGGAGTAACTACAAGTCTGAACTAGATTCTCCCGATCCTGCAATATATCAAGCAGCAGAAGCAAGAATAAAAAGAGAATTAGCAGATAGTAAAAAAAGATTTAGGGAAGAAGCCATAGTAGAAATAAATGAGCAGCTATACGGAGATTCTTTTGAGCAAAAGAAGATTGAAGCAAGAGAGATCATCGATCACGCCAATAGAGCGGCAGGTAAGAAGATAGCCCCGGACCATGAAGAAGCAGTGGCACGTCTTGCATCAGATATGGTGAAGCTGAATTTGCTCAACCTAAAGAACATAAAAAAAGAGCATATAATGGCAGCTTATAATTCTGCCTATAAGTCAGGCGGATATGATCTAGGTCACGTACCAAATAATATCCTATCTAAAAACATTCAGAATCAAAATGCTTTCTTTTCTGACAAAGTAAATAACGCCATAGCGGACGGTAATTACAAAATGGCATCTATGTGGTCCTTGGTGCATACACTATTTAATACAGTAGCAAATCCATTTATGGGAGGTGGTACAAACTGGTTAATAATGAAATCCCATGGATTAGGACTTGGTATGCTAAGGTCAAAATTTGGTTCAGGAGATCGAATTAATGATATCCAAGACTTAACTACAGATGAAGGATTATCAAAACTTGAAAAAACACTTTGGGAAGAAAACAAGCGTACATCACAGTTTGTACAAGGTGCTGCGGGTATGGTAGCAAATTTAGCTATAGGGTCTGTTCTGTTAGGAGTTTTGGCGGCATATTTACAACCGGAAGGAGAAGACGACGAAAGACCACTGTACGTAAGAATATCAGATTTTATTGAAGCAAATAAAACTCTTAGAAAATTCTACAAGGACCTTCCTGTACAGTATGTGTATTACATGACATCCATGCTTTCAGGAGAATTCAAAAGACTTAAAGACCTTATAGGTATAGAATTTGATCAATTTTCTTACACTACTATGATAAGCGAATATATAAAGCTTATGGACAAAGGAGAGAAAGCGGAAGCGGTTGGTAAACTAGGAGAAATTGCGGGTAAGTCATTAGGACATCCATTACCATTTCTTCGTATGATTGATCAAATACTAGAGATAAAGAGAGGTAATTTAAGTGACTATGAGAAATCGAGATCATTTATGCATGGATTTTTCAAGTCAGGTATATTCAATTCTTCGGGTAACAGAGACGTTTGGGGATTAGCAACACCTGCATATGATGTGACATCACTTCCAGGAGTAGGAGAAGCAGGTATTAAAGGATTCCAAGACTTGGGCGTTGACAATATGAATGACCTCCGTAACTACATTATAGAGAACGGAGACATGGATGATATCGCAGGTTCAATACGTGGAATGAAGAAGCCGGACAAGAACGGCAAGATGATACCTATTGTCAATACGGAAGAATCATATGTCATTGAAGAAATAATGATGAACAACGACAAACCTGTAAAGATGCTTGACGACGTAGGTTTTGATGGTGATCAGATTAAGGTTTTGCATAAAAATAATATCTACACAGTTTCCCAATTGTGGGAGAGAATAAATGATGTTTACGGTATAGAAGCACTCAATATGTCAGAAGAACAAGGGGATGATTTGCTAGTAAAAATGAAGGAATATATGGAAGAAGCGAATAAATAAAAGAAAAAGTTTTTATTTTTTAAAATATTTCATAGCTTTGTGGAACTAAATTTAAAACGATATCGTTGATGGTATTGTATTTGATTTTATCACAAAAAAATATTTTAAAAATGACACAATCAGAAGTTAGTTTTTCGTTTGATCACGAAATAAATGATTATGAAGAATTTGCTAAAAGCATGGCAAGTAAACCTAGATTCTCTAGAATTGTAGCAGAGTTTTCTCCTATATATAATGAAAAAGAAGGATCAATAGGTATTTCTATCCCTTATGACAAAGACGCAGAACACGGAACAATGTATTTACACATAGAAGCGGAAGAAGCTAGATTTCTTGCTAAATCAATTTTATTATTATTAGAGTGTAGTAATGAGTGATTACCATGGCAGAAAAATATACGATAACAGACGTTCCTAGAGTAAGCAAAATAAAAGCAACCACACCAATACGAAAGTGGTCTCCTGCGCCTGAAAGAGTTTTCTACTTTATAGATATTGACTTCGAGAACGGAGATTGTGTAAAACTCATGGAGAGTGATTTTACTAAACTCCTGAAGTATAATGTAGGTAAAAGATATTTCTATGAACTTACAAGGGTCACAACCATTGATGACGAAGGTAAAGAAAAGACCGTCGCATCATTTAAATACATAGAAGAACTGATATCTGACCAATTAAAGGCAAGATTAAGTAGAGTTGATCAAACATTTGAGTACATAAAGCTTTCGGCTCAACTAGCTGTATCGTCCATGGGTTCCGGACCTTGGAGCGACACGGAATTTAAAGACATATACATGTGCATATTTGATACCATGAAGACAACCCTTCATCATGAAGATTTTGGAGAGTTTCAAGGAGATGGACTAGATGCGTTTATGAAGAAGAACGCAGAAGCATTTAATTTGTAATTTTTTTTATTTAAAAACCATAAAACATTTATTATTATGATAGGAGGTAATTCCGAAAGGAAAAAGAGAATAAGTGTAAGGGCGGGAATGTTCAATATATTCGCTAAAAACGAATATGAACTAGATCCTAACTTTGCATTTATATCACCGATTAAAGACGAGCATCAAGCCGTCATTGGCTATGGCCAAAGTATTGAGTACTTGACAGGATTCATTGAAGATGTTCAATTACAGAAAAGGACAAGGAAGATTGGCGGGGTGCCACAGGTCAATTATTACATAGACATCTATATGGATTCCGGCGGCACAAAATTGATTATAGAACTCAATTTTGATAGTGGTCCAGGTAAATCATTTGCTAAAACATTTAGAAACCTTATTCCACACTTAAACGGAATCGTATGTATTGCTGTTTATCAAATGAAGCCTGACGAAGGACAGAAATACGGAAGACAAGGAGTTTTATTGTATCCAGGTTCTATGGCGCCAATAAAAGAAAAAGGAGCGCATTTACCTTCTTTCTATATATCAACACAAACACCTGTACATCCACAAGCGATCGAAGGAACTCATTTCGCATATATCCCATCATTCCAAAAACAAGGTAGAGACGGTATGGAGTACGATTCAGATGCAGCAAATAACTGGATATATGCAGCATTTAGGGAAGATATATATTATGTGTACAACCACTACGAGTTAGCGGAAGAAGCGCCACCGACATTCGGACAAGCACCTGTACAGAACCAACAAGCATATGCCGCAGCACCGCCGCCGCAATCTAACAACTTTTATACTAATGCTCCGCAAACACAGCAACAGTATCCACCTGCAGCACAACCGCAGCAACCGCAGCAACCGCAGCATTATGCAAACACAGGTCATGCACCTAATCCAGGTCCACCAACACCACCTGCGCCAACACAGACATATGCTGCGCCTAATCCACCTGCACCACAGCAAAGTTTTGGACCACCACCGCCAAATGCACCTGCAAATAATATGCCGCCACGTCCCCAAAGGACAGAACCGGTACAACAACCACCGGCGCCTAACAATCAGCCTATACATCAAGCTATAGCACCTGATTTGCCACCACCGCCTGCAAGGGAATATGTGCAAAGAGAGCCACTTCCTGCAGCACCCCCGCAAAATAACGGTGCGTACAATGCAAATGCGGGAATGGCGACCAATAGACCGCCAGTAGCAAATGCATTTGATGATCTACCAGATTTGGGCGATGATCTACCATTCTAAGTAGTAAATATTTTTTGTGATTTGTGGGAACTGCAACCGTGTAGTTCCCACTATTTTTGAAACTTTTAAAACCAAAATAACAAGATGGAATTTTCCGTAAACTCAAAGATACTTCTTAGCCACCTGAATATAGTTGCAGGCGCTTTAAGTAAAAACCCTGTACTTCCTATAATGGAAGACTTCCTTTTCGAACTCAAAGATAATGTACTAAAAATAACAGGTACAGACTTGGAGACAACAATTATATCAAAAATAGATGTAGATGCTAAAAAAGATGGCACCATAGCAATTCCTGCTAATACCATCTTGCAGACATTGAAAACCATGAATGATATCGTACTCACCATATCATTGAACGATAAAACAAATGGTGTTGAGATCATATCTCTTACGGGTAACTACAAATGTTCGGGCGAAAATCCAAGTGATTTCCCAATGCCGCCGGACAATACCGATTCGGAAACATTCACACTAGCAACAGAGCAAATAAGAAAGGGCATAAACTCTACATTATTTGCAACAAGCAGTGATGAATTAAGACTAGCAATGACAGGTATCTTTATGAATATCACAAATGAAGGCGTATATCTAGTTGCTACAGATGCTCACAAACTCGTGGAATTCAAGATAAAGGATAGTTTTGATGTAGCAAGCGAGATCGGCGTCATTATTCCAAGTAATTCCTGCAAAAACTTGGAAAAAATCCTTGGCACATCAGATACCATTGACATATCCGTAAACAAGAGCAATGCGTTCTTTGAGACGGAAACAACAACGATTATCACAAGATTGATTGACGCCAAGTATCCAAAGTATAAAGATGTGATACCTGCGGATCAAACAATCTTTGCGAAAGTTAATAAGAAGGAACTACTTGGATCATTGAAGCGTACATTGATTTATGCTAACAAGACCACAAACCAAGTTATGCTAAATTACGACGGCGACAAACTCAATATTAGTACAACGGACTTGGATATGGGCAAAGAAGCCAAAGAGCAAATTAATGCGGAACTTATCGGTGATATCGCTTTTGAGATAGGCTATAATGCTAAGTTTGTCGTAGAAATGCTAGATGTCATTGAAACAGAAGAAGTAGAGTTCAAAATGAAGAATCGTGGTTCTGCTACCATTATTGATATCGATACAGACAAGGATAACACCAAGTTTTTGTTAATGCCAGTCATGATAGGTAATTAATCAATTTTTTAAAACAAAAATAAATAAAAAATAATGAACGTAAAATTAGTATCAATAACTCAATCGCTAATAGAAGGTAAAACTTTGACAGCAGAAGAACTCTTAGTTTATATCGCTAGAGTAAGCAATCCTAGTAATCAATTGAATACGGAAACATCCGATAAATTGATTGGATATATGATCAGGAACAAGCATTGGTCGCCATTTGATATGGTCAATCTCACCGTGGAGGTAACTACGTCAAAAGCCGTTGGCATACAAATACTTCGCCATTGGAGCATAAAACCACAGGAGTTTTCTCAAAGATATGCAGAAGTGGTAGATATAGAGCCAATAGAACTCAGGAAGCAAGGTGCAACTAACCGTCAAGTTGGCGATGAAGTATTTGACCCTGAAATTTATTTCAGTACTGAAATTTTACATGCTAGCGATGCTATTTCATTATATATAAAACAAGGAGTAGAATTATATAAAGAATTACTTAAAGCAGGAGCGGCCAAAGAATGTGCCAGAATGATTCTTCCAATGGCGACAAGTACTACATTGTACCTGAACGGTTCTGTAAGATCGTGGATCCATTACATGGAACAGAGATGTTCGAGCCATGCCCAAGCTGAACATAGAGCAGTGGCAAAACTTATAGAAGCTATTTTTATGGAGCAATTTCCAATGACATCCAAAGCACTTGGTTTATATGGAGAATAATAAAGAGCAAGTAAACCATCCATCGCATTATGGAGGAGCAAACAATCCGTATGAGACAATAAAGGTAGTAGAAGCTTGGGAATTAGATTTCCACTTAGGAAATGTAGTTAAGTATATTAGCAGGGCAGGTAAGAAAGACGGCGAGTTGCAGGAGTTAAAGAAAGCAAGATGGTATCTTGATAGAAAAATTCAGAAACTTGAAAATAAAGATAATTCAGGGAACTAATTTAAGACTACTTTTTGTTAATGTTATAAATATAAAACATGAGCCATTTTGAAGATGATTTTGACGAAATTAATGAGTTTAGTGAACAACTAGTTGGTTGTATTAAACCATGTATCCGTTGGTTCCTAGTTTTCGTAGTTCTTATTATTCTTTTATTTTTAATCAATCAATAATTTATATGAACCTAGAAGATTTTAAACAAACAGATTGGTATAAAGAAAGACCTGATGTTATTAAAGAAGCAATAAACCTACTTGATCCCACAATTCTTTATAAATTTAAAGATAGTGGTAAACAATGCCACATACAATCATACCACGAACCTGATTCCGGCAAAGTAGAAGATGTTACGGTGACAGTGATGAAAACAGGAGTTGGTGGAGTAATGGCAGAAATGGGTTTAGGGGAAATAGATCAATATGGAGTTTTTGGGGTAAAAATGGACGACCTAGAACCATGGGAATAAACTATAAATTTGTATTTATTTAATAAACCAATAAAATTTTAAAAGAGATGAATATTTTCCAATTAGGACAAGAGCATTACGACATAATGTCGTTACTCGAAGAAATGGAAGGGGAGATGACCCCTGAATTACAGGAGCGATACGACGCATTATTATCCGCCGGTGAAGATAAGCTAAAACAACTCTATTGGGTTTACAAGCACATGGCGGGTCAGCTTCTAATCATAAACGAGGAGAAGAAAAGAATCGAAGCGATGAAGAAGTCACAGGAAAGCAAATTGGAGCGCCTTAAAACGACGATGGACCAGTTTATGAAGGCGCTTAAACTTGATTCAGTTAAGGACGGTACGATAAATATCATTTTAGCTAAAAACACGGAGTTTGTATTCGATGAAACAAAAGTTCCAGGAGGATACTTTGAGACAGAGACGGTTCAAACGACAAAGTTGAATTTGACAGAGTTTAAAGCTTGGTGTAAAAACAATCAAGAAGCAGCACTAGCATTATGCGATGCAAAATTTATTGAAGGTAAGAGAATTCAAATCAAGTAGTCATGGGAAAGAAAAAACAGATTAGAAACCTAGAATCAGAAATTGAGAGATTACGCAAAAATGTAATTGATCGTGAAGTTGCAATAGATAAATTGCTATCGGACACCATTACTGATCAGGAAAAGAATGTCATCAAATTTGATAGACATTTTGCTAAAGCAACAGCAGCAGAATTCGATAAATATCTTCTTTCGGGCAAAACGCAGGATTATAGTACAGTGTCTAAAGTTTGTAACTTCTATGATAATATAATAAAAAACCAGTCAAAAGCAGGGCGTACAGAAGGTTTTAATGACTTGCCACTTGACGAAGTAAAGGTTTATCACAAGCCAACGAATAGTGAAAATGTTGCGTTTCAGACACAGGGCAGACAGTATCGACATACAGAAGAAGGGGATAAAGTATTTGGCGAATTGGCAGGGAAGCCTATTACTCACCATAAAGTACCGCAGGATGATTGTGTTCCAAAGATTGTGGCAGCAGAATTTAATGTGGAAATACCAAATAAAGATTTTAGTTATGGGTTTTCTGCAAAAACTGGACCTGAAATTAAATTTGGTAATAATAGTCCTGACGATATGGTGACAATACAAGTTCCTGTTGGTAGTTTTATTGTGCCGCCGACGGATAACAAGACCATAAACGAGCATTTATCCCTTATCAAAGAACATATACAGAAAGAAATAGATTTAGATGCTGTAAAGAAAGTAGTTAGATTTGTTGGCATAAAGGAAGGCAAAGTAAATAACATAGGTAAAATTTTCACTAGAAACGATAATGGATTATGGAAAGAAGTTAGCGGGAATGGCCCTACTTGTACGGATGAAAACATGTTAATGGATTTAAAAAATGGATATTTAAGAGCGGAATATGGCGATTATGTTGAATTCAAAATAAATCACGGCGATAAGTTTGTCAAAGAAGTAGAATATAATGCCGATGGTGTAATAAAAACAAAGATTACCTATCCTGATGCTGATGGCGCACCCAAAACTATGGTAGACATCCATGACGACATCAATTTTATGGAGACAATTGCTAAAATGCCTGGGTGTACTTTTCAAAAGGCAGATTACAATGAGAAGTACATATTCCTTTCTGATTACCATATTTCAAGTCCATATATTGATGAAGATATTGTCATCAAAGAAGGTACGATAATTTCTTTATTAAGAGGAAATACTTATGGATCTGAAAACACTATGGTATTATTTCCATATCAGAATGTAAAACTTATGGAAGAAAAAGGATTAGTGAGAAGATTGTCTCCTTTAGAGATATGTGGCGAACCGCAAGTGTGTGCGCCGGCGAAAGAAGATTAATGGATGAATCTTGCCTTATCCATTTATCAACATTACATAGGTCCACACTACCAAGTAGGGCAAAAGATATGTAGTCCGTTGCCGGCGACGGTAAGAAAACCGGACCATAAACCGTCATTCTCTACCAAAGACATAGGCAATACTATTATTTGGCATGACTTCGGATATGAAAGTCAGTATGGCTACGGACCGATAGGATTTGTAGCGGTGATGGAAGGTGTTGATTATGAGCAGGCGAAGGAGATAATAAGAAACAAAGGTTTCAGAGCATCTACCTACGTAAAACCACAACTTACAGACTTGATGGCGAAAAAGCCTGAATTGAAGTTTGAAACAACGATGCTCCAGGCGGAACACTATCAATATTTTGATATGTTGCTTGTAGAACCTAAATGGCTTCATTTCTATGGGTATGAAGCTGTTGATACGGTAGCGATGGGTCAAAAGGTGATATGGCGTGGTAACGATTCGAATATTGGTTTCTATAAACGTATAGGCGCCGGCGACAAGGGATATTTCCCGTATAACAAGGCATATTCAAAACTGCCGAAAGTATTACATCAAAAAATAGACATTATGGAAGGGTGGGACGAATTACCTTCTTCAGGAAAACTCCTGATAATAACCAAATCTTTGAAGGATGTTGTAGTACTTAGGAGTTGTGGATACAATGCCGTTTCTTTGAGCAGTGAGACTAGTGTGAATATTTTCAGACTGTTTTACTGGCAACTAAGTGAACGGTTTGAGAATATAGTTGTATGGGGTGATCCTGACGCCGCCGGCGCTGTTTTAGTAAGGAATGTAAAGAAGTATATTCCGAGAGCAAAAGAAGCAAAATCGATAATCGATAAAGATGCATCGGATATAATAATGGTGACAAGAAATAGATTTTTTATAAATTTAATCATAGACAGAGCATTAGCATCATGACAGAAAAAGAAAAAGCAATTTCGCTTGTTAAAAAGTTTGAACAACTTCTTCCATGTGAAGGAACGACAACAGGTCAAACACCTATTGATTGTGCATTAATAGTAGTAGAAGAAATAATGTTGGACGAGTTAGAAATTATGCCTGCTAAATGGATGTATGACTATTGGCGTGAAGTAAAATTAGAACTTGAAAAAATGTAACAGATGGATAATTCAATGATCATATTCTCAGGAATAGTAATATTTTGTCTTTTGATTGAAATGCGATTCAAGCCACGGTTTGAAGTAAATAATATCAGTAGAGATTTACTTCTGTTTTACAATGTGTATATGTTCAGCACAAAACGTAATTACATTAACTTACACATAAAAATAAAGGCATGAAATTCAAGAAGAAAAATAAAATATATCAGAAAGCAAAAAAGGTAGTTGCTTCTGAAATTTTGACTTGGAGAGAAAAATACAATTTGATATTTTCTGATGATATATCAGCTAATTTTACTCTTGACTATTACGATCCTGACACTTCCTATAAAGAAGATGTCTTAGCGTTTATGTCTGCCTTAGACGAATACATGGAAGAACAGAGAGCAATAAACTGTATCGATGGTCATGATTACGTCACAAAATTTGGAGTTACGGAATGCCAAAATTGTGGTGCAGAAGCTTAAATAAATCAAAAATAAATAGTAATGAAAATTTTAAAAGGATTAACTAGTACTTTATCAATGTTGGCTTTCTTTTTCATAGGGAACACATTGTTTTATTTTTCTTTTGTTTGGTTCCCGAAATGGGTAATACTTCACATTATTATCTTTGCCGTCATGAACTTTGGAATAGGCGTCATGATCACGTATAATGCGTTGGTGGCGAACAATAAAAGAACTGTTGAAAACATGTTAAAACCTAAATAATGTCAAATCCAATAACTAGGCTTGAAGATGTTATTAAGGAATTATGTGGACTTATGCCACACGTAAGAACTCACATACAAAATGCTATTGAAGCATATAATTGTCCATTACAGGGCTTGTCTTATAGTCCAAATACAATACTAGATGTAATACTCGTAGCGAATTATCTTGACCTTCCGCTTTTTGACGATATGGTAAGATACATGCTAAATGGAGATAAACCAATCGAAAGAAGATTGTTAGTAGAAAAGGAAATTAAGAGATTTATCAAAATGGAGAACGACGAAGATAATAGTAAGGTTAAGAGAATAATCGAAAATCCTACATATCAAGATAGATTTTTTTATGTGTTTGGCAAAAAACAAAGAGTTTGAAGAATTTATTTAGTACACCAAGTAAGAGATTAAATCCATGGCCGTTCCAAGCGGAAGCAATATCAGATATTGTCGCTTACCGGAACTCATATGATGGCAAACAACTTGCCGGCGTATTAGTGGCACCCACAGGTACAGGAAAGTCTCTTATAATCGCTCATTCCGTATATGAACTAGCGGAGCCAATATTAGTTATACAACCTTCAGTAGAACTTCTAGAGCAGAACTATGAGAAGTACATAGATCACGGAGGGATGGCGTCAATCTATTCTGCTTCTGCAGGAGCAAAACATGCAAGTTCATGTACATTCGCTACTCCAGGATCACTAAAAGGTAAAGGAGATTTGTTTAGACGAATATTGAAAGTAAAAGTTTTGTTCATAGACGAATGTCATTATAAGGTAAAAACAGAGAAGGATAAGGGCAAGGAAGACGAATGGGGCGAAGTAATGACGTTTATCAATGATATGCAACCTGAAGTGATTATAGGTCTCACAGCGACGCCTATACGTCTAAATACGTCTAATATGGGTCCAACATTAAATATGATTACCCGAACTAGACATAAGTTATTCAAGGATATCATAAAAGTTATACAGATACAGGATATATACGAGCAGTACTGGAAGAAAATAAACTATAAAATGTACGATTTCAATGAATCGTTACTGAAGCTTAATTCATCAGGTACAGACTTTACGGAAGAATCTATAAAGATTTCTGTTGCAGATAATAATATCAACAGGAAGATGTCTAGTGACATTAGAGACCTAGTACAGAAAGGTACTAAGTCAATATTAGTATTTATGGATGCCGTGGAGAATAGCAATAAACTTTGTAATTGGCTAAATGGTATAGGTATAAAATCGGCGGCGATTGACGGCAAAACAGCTAAGAAGATACGAAAGACGCACGTAATGGCGTTTAAGTCAGGGGAGATCGAAGTATTAATAAATTATGGCACTTTCACTACTGGGTTTGACCATCCGGGACTAGAATATGTATTGATGGGGCGCCCAACAAATTCATTCCCTATGTTATACCAAATAGTAGGAAGATTAGTAAGAAGACATGCAATCATAAAAGAAGGATTGTTTATTGACTACTGTAACAACATCAAGAGACTAGGATATATCAATAATATTACTTTTGAACATATTCCTGGATATGGATGGGGTATGTTCAGCAAGCAGGAGTATGCACCTGGCAAATTCAGGGAGCGTCTTATGTCGGGGCGACCATTAAATATGGCGCCTAAATACAAGCATGAGATTCAAATTGAAGCTGCTAGTGTGGGCAAGGCACCGTACACCGCAATACACTTTGGAGCGCACAAAGGTAAGTTAGTAAAAGAACTTCCAACATCGTACATCCATTACTGCATAGAGACGTTTCAGCAACCCGAAGGAATCTTGATGGAGCAATTCATGGACTTAGTTTTCGAAGAATTAGAAAAAAGAGAACAAATTTCTGCTTGATGAAAACAATATTTTTAGATATTGATGGCGTACTAAATTGTGATATGACGTATCCAAACAATAGGGAGTACCCATACAATCATTTTGATCCTAATTTAGTTAGTAACTTAAATATGATTACTAAAAAAACAGGAGCAAACATAGTGATAACATCTTCATGGCGAATAAACAGGACTTTCGAAGAATTGAAAGATATCCTAAAAAAGGCAGGTGTTACAGGAAATATTATCGGATTTACAGAACGTTTATACTTTTCAAATTGGGGACATTCTGTTCCACGAGGTTGTGAGATACTTCATTGGATGGAGACAAATAAAGGCATACTAGGAAAAGATTTGTTACAGTGGCGAGATTATGTAATCCTTGACGATGATAGCGATATGCTTTATTGGCAAAGGGCAAACTACTTCCAAACAGACCCATCCGGCGGCGGATTAACAGACAATTTAACTTACAGGATAATTAATTTCTTAGGAAGTAAAAAATAAATAAAAAACAGGGAACTTTTACAACATGTATATATGTTAATAGTAATAAATAATAATCATGGATATCATACCTGAAGATAATAACAACGAAGAACCAAAATACATAGTTTCTTATGATCCTGTAAAAGAGGATGGAGATGGAAGTATGAATGTATCTACTTTTAAAGTTAAAGATGGGGTAGCAGAAAATGTGTCGACTATTTATGACCAATTACCTTTCCCCAAATTATTAGATGAACTTGTAGAATACGCCAATAGAGAATATATATTAAATTCAATTAGAACAGTTCAGAAAAAAACAAAAGAAGAACTAGTAAAAGGATACAAGCCAATTCTTATTGGTAATCCATCTCCGTCAATAATGGATTTCGTAGAGCATGGTAGAAAAATGGAAATGCATATTACTCATGCTATGGGTATTCCTGCTGATTACATAGGCGCTTTGGGTGTTGATGCTCTTTCTAAATTAATAGCGAGTAGAGATAGTGAATGGCTAACATGCATAGATTTAATGAAGTCGGGATTTAAAGGTTTTGATCAGCGCAGGAAATTAGCAAAGAGAAGGATTAAACAAGATCTTCCTTTTACTACAGGAAAGTTTAAAAATTTTTACAAAAGATATAAATTGGTATGATCGCTGACATTCTTTTTACAATCATTAAAATATCTACATTTCTAGGAGGGACAAGTTTTGTTATAGGTACTTTATGCCCATATATGAGATATCCCCTTAATGAGAAAAAGGAATTGTTTACGTACATGGCAAAATCATATATATATATGTCGCTATTATTAATAACTGTTCATATAATACTTACTAAATAATGACACTTCCCCTTTTAACTCCTGAAGCATTTTTGTTGTCAACCCTATTTGGTCCTATTATTGGATTATTAGTACATCTTGTTAGAAAGTACGTTACATATACTGTTAGTCCATATGATTCGGATACCGGTCTGATGTTGGAATATTATGCTCCGGCAGCGAATGATGACGCACAAGAAACTGTATTACCTTTGCAAACTAATACAAGGCAAGTATCTGAAAGCAAAAAGCCTGATTTATATGAAACAATAGAAAAGACATCAAATTATTATCAGGATAACTTCGCTGAAAATTTAGCAAATGAAATGCGTGCTAAAAGAAGAAATGACGAATTTAGAGATGCGTGTAATATAAGCAATAGTAGACATAGATACACTTATGCTGAAAGAGCGCTTATATCGGAGACAAATAGGAATGCTAGATTAAAGGCAAGGAAAGACCCGATTATTAATAGTATTGTTGAAACTAAAAGAGCGGAGACTTATACAATTACTAAATATGCAGGAAAATTGAGCCATACAACTAAAAATTGTTGGGCAATGTCACTATCAGAACCTATTTTATTTTCTAATAAAGGTCCTGACATTTTTCAATTAAATAAAAATCCTGGATATTATTTTAAACCAATGAATACTGGAATGAAAGAAGGATTGAGTATAGGGTATGACTTTATTTCTATTAGAGATTATAATGGAGTTTTTAACGTTAAAATAAGTTCAATAAAACCAGGAGACGAAATAGAACGAGTTGATTATAATGATATAAAAGATAAAATATGAAAGTTTTGAGCGTGATGCAGCCTTGGGCAACCCTTTTGTTCCATGGCAAAAATATTGAAAACAGGACATGGGCAACAAAGTACAGGGGAGAACTTCTTATCCATGCGAGTGCAAAGAGTGCAGGAGTAGTATCTGAATTACTTACTGACGAACAGTGGGATTGTTTGGGTCTAGAAGATTCTTCATGGAATTTATGGCAATGTGATTTAATGGCAGGTAAGTATATTACATCTGCTATCATTGGTAAATTAGATATAGTTGATTGCGTCATAAATCATCGAAGTGTTTGGGCAGAAAAAACGCCATATTTAATAAATCCAAAGGAGCATCCATTAAAACATATTTATAATTGGGTATTAGAAAATCCCGTATTATTTGATGAACCAATCCTGAATGTAAAAGGTAAACTAAATTTGTGGAATTATGAAATCTAAGAGAAAAAGAATCAGAGTTAAAGTTTCTGAACTTCTAAAGAAGATTGAAGAAAAAAAGGCACCAAGACTTGTAGGTATTATTCCTCCGTATTTTTGTGCAGGAATGGCGCAACTTGAATTAGAGAGTGAGCGTCGTGACATTGAACAATTTAGGGAAATATCAGATAGTTTAGTTTCTAATCCTAAAGTGGGCGCTATGATTTATTGTGGCACCGGTGGAAACCCTGAAAAATTTAACGAAGCAAAAGAATTATTTTTTACAGGTAAATATCCATATAGTGAAGAAGAATATAAAAGAATCATTAATCAAGGATTTACAAAGTAGTAATGGCAAAATTTAAGTACAAATACGCTAAGGCAACGGAAAGAGATATGATCATTCAATCACATTTTAGAAATAAATATGCAGATAGACCTGATATATGTAAATATGTGGAATTAGACTTACCTAAAGGCGCTCCTGATGGTTATTATTTACACAGAAAATCTAAGCATGAGTATATTAAATATTTATGTATTAATGGTATGTGTACAGATATTAATAGTTTTAGTGGTAATATTGATGATCCATTTAGACCACAGCCAATTTTTATATTTATGTTAGATAAAAAAATGAGAGAATCATTAGTTAAATGTTATAATTATTTGACAGAGCAAATGCAGTATGAAGTTAGGAGTTATATTAATCATGAAAATGCTAGAAAATTAAGAAAAGTAAATATTAGGATAAATAAAATAAAATGGGATTAAATGAAAGATGATCTCCTACTAAAAATACATAGAAAGTACAGCGATAATGAGATTGTCGCCTTGCAGGATAATAAGATCAAGGAGCAGGCGTTAGAAATCGGGCAACTAAAGTCTCATGTCGCCGAATTAGAAGACACCATATCTTCCATGGAAGCAAAGCAGATAGTAAAGATAGACAAGGATAAAGGATGGACATTACTAATTGCAGAGACAGAGTATATCTCTGAATTAAAGGCGAGCATCAAAGCATTGCAGACGCAGATAGAAAATGCTTCCCATAAAGACTACAAGAAGGAAGCAAGAATTTGGCAGGAACGATATTTTAGTGAAATAGCAAAAAATAGTAAAAAAGAATGAACTGGATAGAGTTAGTAAGTAAGGCAGCAATAGATGCCAAGAATATAAAAAAAGATGGGATATTCGGTGTTTTAACCCCTGAAATATATTCTCGTGACTACCTAAAATTAATGGTAATAATGTTCAGGGCATTAGATGTACCAATAAATGTTACAGAAGACGAACATGGTATTATTGAGATGATAGAGTTTCACGCTGCCGAAAATAAAGAGTTCTACTGCCGAAAAGGTAAGATAAAAGGTGAACGTTGTAAAATGCAATGTCTTAGATGCAGCCAAATTGATAGTAATGACTAGTAATTATAACGAGATATTTATTCCCATTAGTGAAACAAATAGGTCTAAACATATAGAATCCTTAGAAGAAAAATTTAAGGTAGGCACAAAATTTACGCCAGAGCATTTTAAGTCACAAGTCATATATAGAATGGGCGGTGTATCTAATCCTATAAGATTCATAGATACTACTATTGTTGACTTTAGTTACTATATGGGTTGTTGGATTAAAGTAACAGCTAATTATTCAGAATGGATTAATGATGAAGGATTTGAATCTAAACTAGAAAAGTGGGAACATTTCAGGGAACATTATAATGCAATGACAGGTGAACTTCAAGAAGAACCTTTACATAAGGATAAAGAGTGTAAAATTTATACATTCTAGTGGCGACAAACACAGGTAAGCGTAAATGTAAGCATTGTAAGAAGGAGTTTATAAAGAGACATTCCCTTCAGTACTTGTGTGGCAGTGAGTGCGAAAGGGAATATAAGCTGCTTAAATCGCCGGCGAAAAAACCTATTAAACCTACGGCAATAGCTAAAAAGCAGAGCAAAATAAAAAATGTTTCATCTACCAATAAATTTAATCAATCTGATGGAACTAAAATAAGTTCAAAGACGTTAGAATCATATATCACCTTAGCAAAAGCAGCTAAGATAGCAGAGATGGATGACAATTACGGATACATCTTCTGCGAGGATTGTAATGAGTTTGGACATCCACCAGGACCCATAAACGAAATGGAGTTAAAGATCATCGATTGCAGTCACGAGATAAGCGTAAAGGAAGCCAAGGAAAGCAGTAGAGCAGAACTTTGCTACGATATAGATAATATCCGTATGCGGTGCAGGATTCACCATAAAATACATGACAAAACCAAGTAGTATTATGATAGATATTTCATTTAAGGCAAAATCAATAAATACAGAAGAATGGGTTTACAGTATGACTATTTCCCAAGGCACCATAAAACGTAAACGTGGGCAATATTTCTTTGAGTTAAACGAAGGAGAGTGGGTAGGAGTTATTCCTGAAACAATAGGACAATACACAGGATGTCCCGAACGAGATGGAGATGTTATTTACGGAGGAGACATAGTACGACATTATACGGAAAATGAAAAAGGAGATTGTATGTTGCCTATTGTTGGATGTGTACAAGGTGGATTTGTGCCTAAAATTATTTAAAATAAATATATAGTAATGCATATAAAAGTAGAAATTAAAACAGCAAAGGGCCAATACCCTAGTAATTTTACAAAACAACAAATTACCGAAGATGTAAACGATCGTTTATATAGTGAGTTGGCTAAAACGATTGCTTATGAAAAAAAAGTAATTGCTGACTATAATACATCTCATGTAATAGCTGATGTGTTCGTAATTATAAACCCACAAAAATTCAAGGAATACATCTTGGAGTTGTTTAAGTACCATGATGCACCAAATTTTTGGAAGGAAATATACTTCTACCTTTGCAATGATAGAATGCCACGAAACGGTGATCAGCATGTAAAAGACGATATTGTTGGGAAGGTGGTCGACAATGCAATTACATGTGATTGTGGTAATCAGACTTTTTTCCATAGACATAGTAATTGGCTAGAGTGTACATCTTGTAATAAAATAAAAGTTCTATAAAAATAAACGACAACTAAGGAACTTTTTACACACAAGAAGCAGTTAATATTAAATAAAACATAAATATTTCAAATGAAAGCATTATTTAGCATTAAAATAGAAGATATCGTAGCAATCGATATAGAGACAGTACGTATCGTTGATAACTATGAAGAACTATCTCCTGACTATAAAGTTGCCTGGGCGTATAAATGTAAGGACGATAAAGACATTCCATCCGAAGAACGCCTTGCTGAACTTTGGAAAGGGAAAGATAGCGCAGTAAACGCAGAATTTGCTAAGATATGTGCCGTATCCTTAACGATGCTAGAGAAAGACGGAACAGCGTTGCGTTGCGCCGAAATATACGGAGATAATGAATTCGAAATACTTTGGAATCTTTCAAATATACTAGATAAACTTCCTATAACGAAACGTTTGGTTGGTCACGCCGCAAAGTTTTTTGATTATCCTTTCCTTTGCAAAAGATATATTATCAATAGTTTGCCTATTCCTTCGATACTTGATAGTACAAGTTCTAAACCTTGGGAACAAACAAACTTATGTACACATGAACTATGGAAAATGGGTGGATTGGGTCCATCGGGATCCCTAGTAGCGTTATCTGCGGCGCTAAACATTCCAATAAGCAAAGGAGATATAGATGGCAGTAGGGTTGATGAATGTTATTATGCCGGCGAATACACAAGAATAGGCAGGTATTGTTCACACGATACAGTTGGTACGTTTAATCTTGTTTGCAGATTTAAAGGATTGCCTATCTATAATCCTGACACAGATGTTAATTTTGTTACGAAATAAAAAGTAAGCATTATGCCTAAAGGAGAGATTAATATATTTGTAGGAGACGGTAAAGAGTATTTTGAAATATGTAAGATGTTAGAGCCAAAACTTACAAAACAAGAATTAGATAGAGTTAAAAACTATATGGAAGAATTAAGTCTAAATTTGCAAGCGGTAAAATATCCATTAGAATCAATTTATGACAAAGCTTTGCAGATAAAAAACATTATTGATTCAAAGGTTAGAAAAACAAACGTATGACGATAAATGTAAAAAATATCTCCAGTGGTCAAATTGTATCTATAGATACTGATTATGTGCTAACTGTCGAAATACAGACGAGTACAACACTTAAAGTCACTTTGAAAAATAAGATGACCTATATTGTTGAATACCACGAAGAATTATTAAAGAAGGCACCTGTACAGCTAAATCTTTTTGGTAGTGATCTTGATAAAGGCATTGATAGGGGCGAGCAGAAGAAGTTACGGGGGATAAAGAGAGCCGTAGACCACGCAAATATTAAGAACGCAGGTACATGGTTAGAGCAAGCTTACCAATCTGCTAAGTTATTCCTTGCTAGTAAAAAAGTAGGTTATACCTTCATGGTAGAAGATATTAGGGTGTGGACGGAAGTTAATAATTTAGTTCCGCAACCGCCTGATAGGAGAGCATGGGGCGGTATGGTAAGTAGGCTAGTAAAAGAAGGCTTTATAGCTAGAGTGGGATTTGGCACCGTTAAAAACGAAAATGCTCACAAGGCTGTCGCTACTGTTTGGATTAAAAAATAGATAACCATGGACTTACAATTTGCACAGAAAATAGCAGAAGGCATTGTAGAAGCACTTAGACCGCATTGCTTACAGGTACATATCGCAGGCAGCATACGCAGGAAAAGACCCGAAGTAAAGGACATAGAGATAGTTGTTATGCCGAAACGGAATATCGTAAGAGATATGTTCGGATTTATATCTTCTAATACCGTTGATCCTGGGTTTGCTGCAGCAGTAAAAAAGATCGGTACATTAGGTAAAGGCGGATCTCATATGAAGTATGCTAGAATATATGTGCAGAAAGGAGTAGCATTAGACTTATTTATACCTCATGATGATGACTTTTGGCGAATATTCGCTATACGTACTGGAGACTTTCTTTTCTCAATAGAGATTATGAAGGCTATAAAAAAGATTGGTTGGTGCGGATCTGATCAGGGTTTGCGCAGGCAATCAGATTGTAAAGCAACCGTTGTTAAAAGTGACCACGGAGATAAGTGGAATAAGACCATATGGAAAGTTGTTGTACCTAATCCTGAACTACCTCCTGTATGGAGAAGTGAGCAGGATTTTTTTGCATGGGCAAATATACCATGGATAGAACCTGAATTTAGAAATCTTAAAAAATCAGATCAGATATGACAAAGCAGGACGTAATAGATAAGTACATAACAAGAATTGTTAAACGTGAAATACAAAATACTATAAATGCTAATAAAGAGAAACAAGAAGAATTAGAGACATTTGGATTTACTCTTGATTTAGAGATAGTGGAGAAAGTATATGGTAATTTTGAAAAAGAGTTAAAATTATTAGAAGATTAATATTAGATGGTTTTAGCTTTGCGCATCTAGGAGTGGAAGTCTCCAGGTTTAAAAATTTGGTGGACGGGAATATTTAGATTAGGTCCCGTCCATTTTTAAAGAAAAATAATTACAATGTCGGGAACTTATCATATACCTTTGAGCGTTAATATTAATAAATAATTCAGCATAATGACCGCAGTTGATTTTTATAACAAATTGGATACCTTGGATAGGCGTATGCTTAGAAATAGGTTCCTTGACGGTAAAACAGAAGAATCCTTGGACACAATGGATTACCTTCATATGAAAAATATGGCGGACATAGTATATCCAGGAATGGGAGTATGCGGGAATGACATCTCAAAAGATCAAGAACAAATTTATGAAATCCATAATCCAAATGAAGAATGGCAATAGAACAAAGTGTTGATGAAAGGATAAAGGCATTTATAAATACCTTCTCCCCCGAAGAAATAACCGTAGCTAAACGCATAATGTTTTATATCACAAATAAAGATTTAATTAATAAAGTAAAGAAAATTTATGAGCAGCCAAAACCAACAGACGCAGGTAACATCAATGCTGATAGCGAGTAATAAGCAGAGACTTAAAAATACCATCTATCATTATCATAGGAACTTGCCGCCTACTTTCATGGAGACAAAGAGAGTGATTAAGCAGGCAACTGAACTTAAAGATATTCGTGAAAACGAAATCAAGAATACGATGTTCGTCGATCCGTTGAGAGATAAAGTAGGAATTCCTATTTCTACTCAATCAGGCGAGATAAAGGAAGAAAAAATGTATATCATACCTGACTTTCTGACTGTAAGCCATAGGAAGAAGATGATTGATAAAGTTTTTGGCGCATACACAAAATACGTATCCGAACATAAAAAGGACCGTGATTTGCAGAAGGTGCATACCAAAGCTTTAGAAGTAGCATTGTCTCAAATAAATGCTTACATCTTATGGGTAGAAAAGAACAATGACAGGTTAGTTAAAAATTACCCTGAAATGTTCCAATATAGGAGTAAAGATGAAACGGTAGATATTCCTGCGCCGGAAGCAGAAACTAAAGAAGTTGGCTTTATTGGTAAGATCAAAAAAATGTTTGTAGGTGGTAACTAAAGACATAGCCTTATCCTTCATATCACTGAAGGATGAAAGCCAGGGAACATCTTGGTCGGGCGATCCTGAAACATTAGCGGAAGGATTAATTGAGTTTACACAATATTGTAAGGACCCAATCTTTATAAAATCTATTCCTACAGATGAAATTGGGATAATAGATGCGATAAATAAGATAGTGCATAAGTTTTATCAGGAATCGGGCAATTACTATCGGGCATTATCTACATTCTCGGAATTAGAAAGAGAACTAATGGATAATGAGATAGCGGAATTGAGAGCGGAGTTATCCACACTGTTACATATGATGGCGACAGTGACATTCAAGGAATTGGCGGCACAGAGATCGTCTGTATTGGCTAGAAAGGAAGCGGCGGAAGCGATGGCATTTGAAACAGCATTTGAAGCGGCTATGGCTAAGGAAATTATCAGAGAAGACGGAGATAAGTTCAAAAAGGAACGTATGAGCATTAGTGTGGCGGAAGGATATGCGAGAAAGGTATATAAGAAGGACCCTATTTACATATCAGAAATTAATGCCTGCGAGGAAATTGATAATAATTATTGGGCAGTAAACAAGATATTTGAACAGGCACGAGAAGTCATGAACGCAATGGCTAAAAGAATTGGTAAGTTTTAAATAGAAATAAGGGTAGGGTTGGTCGTGGCACTGAAATCAACGATGACCGATTACAATCACTTTTATAGTGTACGTCTTGCCGACCGACAGGATTAAGGTGCGGGTGGACAAGGCTCCCTTTTAAAGATATTCCAAAAGTGGAGTTTTTTATTGAAAGATACTAAGGTGTATTATTCTCCTTTGTATCGGTTGGTTAATTACACGTTTTGGCGGTGTCAGGAGTGATACCGCCTTTTAAAACGGGAGTGTGGCGAAATTGGTAAATGCTATGAATCAATGATAGGATTGTCAACCTTAGAATTCATTGGAACTGACCACCCTTGCAGGTTCGAATCCTGCCACTTCCACAAGACAGAGTGTTTGTCGAACCTAGGCGATAAACTTGCTTACCAAGCGGTCAGACGTGGCTTGGACAGATGGGAGCCAATTGATTAATGCTTTCTGCTTAAAACTTTATCATGGTATTGTAGGTAAAACTGGGTTAAGCGTAGTAAGTGTCTAATACGACGTAAAAATTGACACATGAAAGTTCGAATCTTTCTACCTATACAGTAACCGTTTGCAGCCGCACTACGTTCGGGGCTAAAATTAAATCGGGCGGCATTTTTTAAAATAAAACATTAATATAACCATGGTATCCATCCAACAAAAATTAAGCAGCGCAGAAACGATCATTAAGGAAGTAAAACTTATGCGGATGATTCAGAAGAATTATGTCCAGGCTTTATCAGAAAGAGACCAAGATCGTATAGATAAAAACTTGTCTTTGAAAAAAGTCCAGGAGCGACGAGTAGATGACCTTTTAAGCCAATACTAATGAATATTATTAGATATAAAGTCACAAAAGGGGCATTGATTAATAAGAAAGGCAAAGTTACTAGATATATAATTGATAAAAATTGTATTCTAATCGGATTCAAGATAGGTCCAAAATTAATATTTCCACCAATAAATAAATCAAAATGGCAAAAGGCAGAACCGCAGCAAAAAAAGTAATTGACATTACACCAGATGAAAAACCGCAGGTATCCACAGAACTTGTAAACCACATACAAGAAAAAAATCTTCCAGTGGCGATTTCTGAAAAAATAGTAGAGATACTTTCTCCTGTATTCCTTCAGTTGAAAGATTGGGACGAAAAGGTAGAATCTATTGAAATCGTGGACGAGAACGATAAAAAGGGGATGTTGACCGCCGCCGAATCACGTAAATTCGTCAAGGCGACACGTATCGATATCAAAAATCAGGTAGATGATCAAATCAAGATTATCAAGGAAGATATGCAACCTTACCTAGATAACATCGAGGGATGGAAAACTGTATTCCAATTCGCCGAGGCGGTGATGAAGAATATAGAAGCGAAGGCTTTAGTAAAAGAAAAATATGCAGATCAATTAAAGCAAAAAAGGATTGATGATCTCCGAAGTGCTAGAGCAGTGATTGCAGAGCCATTGAAACTGTACTTAGGATTTACAGTAGATTTTGGTATGATATCAGAGGAAGAATTCGAGAAGCTTATCAAAAATGCTAAATTAGCAAAAAAGGCAGATGACGACGAGAAGGAAGAAGCGGTCAGAGAAGAAGCACGCAAGGCATTGGAACTAGAGAACGAGAAACGATACACCAATAGGCTTAATATGGTTTATTCGCTTGACATGAAGAAAGGCGAAGGGATTTTCTTTTATGCTGATTATCACGTTCTCGAAGATACAATCAGGAATACGGAAGATTTTGATACTTTATTCTCCGGCATTGAAGCTAAGGTAAATGAGATCAAGGTAGAAGAAAAGAAAGTCCAAGATGAAATTGATCGCAAGGCAAAAGCAGATGCCGATGCAGAAAGAGATAGACTGCAAAAATTGGCTGATGATGCTAAAGCTGCCGCAGAAGCAAAGAGAACATTTATTAATAGTCGTATTGCGCAGATACATGGTGCCGTTATTCAAAATGATGGTCTTTATGTTCAGTATAAAGACGATAAGCCAACAGTTTCTTTCCTGATAGGTTACGAAGAAATTTATACAACGGAACCTGAAGCATGGGAAGCGTTTGTTTTTAATCAAAACACCGCATGGACAAATTTTAACGAAGAATTTAGAGTTTGGAAGGAAGCGCAGGATAAGTTACGTATTGAAACCGAAGCGCAGCGCATCGCTGATCAGAAACAAAAGGATGACGATGCACTTGCAGCAAAGCAAGAAGCATTAAAAGCGCAAGTTCAGGCGGAGATGTCAGACAAAGATAAACTAGAATCACTAGTCAAAGAGATACAACAATTTTCTACTAGAATTTCAAATGAATTTATTTTCACAAGCGAAATGGGGAATACAATTAAAAATAATGTAATTTCGCTTTTCGGTAAAATAATAGATTTTATTAAACAAAAAAAGTAGTTACATGAAACTAGAGATCATGGAGAGAAGGAGAAAGGACCCAAGATACTTTCTCCTTAAATTTGTAATGAAGATACTTACCAACGATGGTAAGCGAGGTATTGTAAACAACAAAGAGTACACGGAATTTAACGAAAGAATACGTTCTAAGAAGCGGAATTATATAGATGCCATCATTCGGCATCTTAATTTAAAGGAACTCAATTATATCCAGTACGGTCTCATTTACGATGAAATGGTTGAGAAGCACGGATATAAAGGTGTTCGTCCCGTCAAAAAGGCAAGTAAGTATATAACACCTACTACACCGCTTTACCTAACCGATGATTTTTTGAAAGACAATGAGAAAGTTTTAAGTAATTCAGATTCAATAAAGAAAAGTAGAAGTAATGTCAATAGCAAGAAACGGTAAGAATCCTTTTTATAATAAATTAGATTTTGATCCTGGAGTACTTAAATCTATCATAGAAGAAAGAACTGTTGAATATACAAAGAAAACAATATTTAAGAAAGCAAACTGTATATTCCACGTTGACAATAACTTTCTTTATGAGAATGATGATGACAAATTTAGGTATAAAGGATTTGCTACTCCTGGATCCTTAATGATGATTGATGGTAAGCCTAAGTCCCGTAAAACCACACTTGCTTATATGATGGCGGCGGCGGCATTAAATCCAAGTGGCATTTACCAAAACATTCTATGTACCATGGATCCGAACAATCACATAATGATATTTGATACGGAGCAGACCCCAAGCGAATTCGGAGACAAGATGGATTTATTAAGGAAGTGGTCCCAAAATGAAAACATAGAAGCGACAGTTAAGTCGTATAACTTACAAAAATTTGGTCATGATCCTGAAATGAAGATACAGGCGATAAATCATTATGTAAGGTTGCTTGATGGATCATACCGGAGAAACGGAATTATAGACCCTAGAGATCAAATAGGATATATAATTATAGATCACATGGGAGATTTAGTGAATAATGAAAACAATAAGGAAGAAGTAAAAGACGTACTTGGATTTGTGGGGCAACTAGCAACAGATACAGGCGCCTTAGTAGCTTTGATTATTCACCAAAACAAGAATAACGAGGAAGCCACGGGTATGTTGGGCGGAGACATGGGTAAGAAAGTATCGTCGCATATTAAGACTTTTAAGAAGAAGTCCGGAAAGGAAGAAAACGATGAAGATATGGACCAAAGTAATCCAACCGAAGTAGTATTTTATGATAACAGATTCGGTGCTAAAAAGCCAAAGAGATTTATATTTAATTATGATGATTACGAATTCCCTGTTGTTTTAGACCATAAAGCAATTCATTATAATTTTATGGGTTAATATGGAACTTATTTGTATCCCATATACGTTGTATATATTTATAACGGTTTGGGGCTTGTAGCAGTAGGGGATTTATAGCACTACTGTTGAATATAGCACCACAGCCTAATAGAATTACTAAGGCTCAAAACTTGCACTTCTGCCCCTATTGCTACAAACCCTTGTTAGCGGTAGTACGGTTTAATTTACGAGGGATTATCAATTTAATAAATTACAAAAAAATGAAAGTATTTATCGCAACAGTTTTAGCAGTATTAGCATTGTCAATATTCGCTATCAGAATTACAAAAAGTGTTTCAATGAAACAAAATTGCACTGGTTATTTGAAACGTGCAGCAGATGCCAATACAGTAGAAACTGCAAAAGAGCAACTGCAAAAATCAATTCAGTATTTAGAAGCTAATAACCTAACAAAAGGATATACTTCTGTTTTATGGCAAACACCTGATGAAGATATTGAGTTTTGGTACAAAAATTTAAAAGCAAGTGAAAGCGAATTAATGAAAGTTGATAGCACAACCGCTTCGATGGAAAAAACAAACTTGCTTATGAAATTAAGGGAAACGCTTTTAGATAATGGCGAAAAGGGCGACAAACTAACTGTCCCAAGTGGTTTGTCAAGATACCCAAATAATGGAATGTGGGGCATATTAACGTGGTTAGCAATACTAATAATTATAGGATTAATCATTTTAGGAAGTGTCGAATTGGATGGTTTGTAGTATTACCGCTAACGTTTACAGCTATACGTCAGGTTTTGTTTTTCACAAAACTTGCGTATAGGTGGTGTTACCTGCTGGTGCGGTTTTTTAGTAGGATTTTGATTTGAAAACGAAAAGAAAATTTAAAAAGTTTTAGAGTATGAAATATATGGGAAGTAAGGCGAGATTTAGTAAAGAGATTTTGCCGATAATATTAAAAGACAGAACAGCCGACCAATGGTATATTGAGCCATTTGCAGGTGGAATGAACACTATTTGCGAGGTACAAGGCAGTAGGATTGCTAATGACAAAAATTTGCACCTTATATCAATGTGGAAAGGATTAATAGAAAATCGTGAAAAAATAAATGACATTCCAAAAGAATTGTACGATAAAGCAAGAACCGAATACAACAACGAAACAAACATAGAATTTGACGATTTTATGATTGGTTGGATTGGATGGATGGGTTCTGCAAATGGAAGATTTTTTGATGGTGGCTATTCAGGAAAATCAAATACAAAAATTGGAACTGTTCGTGATTACATCAAAGAAGCAATAAGTAATATTGAAAAGCAATTACCAAAGATGATAGGGGTGCAATTTGAGAATAAAGATTATACTGAATTGGAAATACCTACCAATAGTATTATTTATTGCGACATTCCATATCAAGGAACAAAACAATATTCAACATCAAAAGACTTTAACCACTCAAATTTTTGGAATTGGTGTAGAGAAAAAGCAAAGCAAGGACATACTATTTTTGTAAGTGAATACAATGCACCTACTGACTTTGAATGTGTTTGGCAAAAAGAGGCAAAATCTTCTTTATCGGCAAATGGTGTAATTGGTGGCAATAAGGTGAGTGTGGAAAAACTTTTTAAATTTTCTCCCACAAATGTTGATTAGAACCACTATCGTAGCACTTGCAGGTAACGTTTGGGCGGTATGAGTAGGCCGCTGTAGACTACTCAATTATTTATTAATCAGTCACGTTTTAAGCGGCTTACTTATACCGCTTGTTATGTGCCGTTAAATTTAGAAACAAAATGTTCAATTTATTCGAGAAGAAAACAAAGTGGCAGGTATTAGTTGCCTACAATCAAGGCGGTACTGATTATATAGTATTTGCCCGAAAAGGATTAAAAAGCGGAATGATTTATTTTAAGACGACAAAGGTTACACCGCCTTTTGTATGCTCCTATAATTTCAATTCCACTTTGTTTGATATTAAGAAAGGGTTTGATGGTGTGCTGTCTGCTTAATGGCACATAACGTTATGCGTATATACGAGGTACGCCTTAGCGAAAACTTTAAATTATAAACAAATGCTTGTAGGTGTATCTTGTATATACGCTGTTATAAGCTGATTAAATTTTATTTTATGGAAACTTATGATTATGTAATTTATGTAAATGGTAATAAATACGCAGAAGCGAACAACCACCAAGAATTGATAGAGTACATTGAACAAATTAGAGTAGAACGTGGAGAAGGTGCTAAATACACTATAACTCTATATAAAATTTAATTTGCTTATAACGAAAAAGGCTTTGCGAAGTAGCCGCTACACAAGATTTAATTATTAACCGAGAAGTTTCTGCGGCTATTTTGCAAAACCGATGTTAGGTGCAGTGCTTGTCACAAAATTTAAAAAGATGAAAGTAACAGTAAAAGAAGATTACACAATCCAACTGGAAGAATTGTTTAATTCCATCGTTCTAAAAACAAAAGACGGTGAAGAAATGGCTATTTGTATGAGAGATAGCGGTTTTGAATTTAAGTATCAAGGCGAATGGTATTTTGCTAAAGAAGGTCATGTTGAGCCATTTCACAAATCGGTTCGTGGAAATTATTTGGTAGAACAAAAACACGATGGAAGTGTGGATTGTGTGCCGCAATGTAACGGAGAGCAGTCTTAGCATTGCACCTAACGTTCTCGGGCTTGGCGAAGTGCCGCTACTCGAAACTTAAATTTTAGCACTAACTGTCCTGCGGCATTTTGCCAAACCCGTGTTATGGGATAGTTTTAAAAACCTTTTAGGGTGGGCATTTAAACGATAATTAAAATGAGTTACGAAAGAATTTACCTATTTGGAAAACAAAAAAGCAGAGGAACATTTGACGATTTCTTTGACACTACAAAATTTGAAACATTAAAACAGGCTTATGATGCAAACGACTATGTTGAATGTGATTTTGTAAAAGATGAACAAGGAACGCTTTTTATTGAAGCAAGAAATGTAAAGCAACCTGATGTTAGAAAAGTTCACATGCTTAACTACCAAAGACCAGTTGCAGGATTAGATGTATCTGATGATAGTGCAGGTTGCGAATTAGCCGCTTCATTGTTTTAGGTGCGGTGGGAAAAGGTTTTTAAAATTTCCCATAACGTATGGTGCTATGAGCAGGTTTGCCTTGTAGAAATGTTCAATTTTAGCACAAATGTTATTGGCAAACTTGCTTATAGCACGTGTTATGTGCCGTTTTTATTCACTAATTTAATTTAGAAATATGAAGAAATATAAAACAATAGTAATTGACCCACCGTGGAATATAGGAAGTTTTGCTAATACTGGAAGAAAAGGACATAAGATAAAACCAATGTCAGACAATTACAATACAATGACTTTGGAAGAAATAAGAGCATTGGATATAAAAAGTATAGCAGACGAAAACGCATTTATATTTTTATGGACTACTCATACATTTTTACCAAAAGCGTTTGAATTATTGACTGAATGGGGGTTTAAATATCATTTGACTTTGACGTGGGATAAAGGCAGAGGATTAACTCACTTTGGATTCCATAGAAAAACAGAATTTGTTTTATTTGGATATAATGGCAAATTAAATATTGATGTTACAGGTAAAAGCATTCATACCGTTTTTTATGAATATAATCAAGGACATTCAATTAAACCTGAAATATTTTATAATGAAATTGAGCGAAAGTTTCCACCGCCTTATATTGATTTGTTTGCTCGAAAAGAACGTAAAAACTGGGATGTTTGGGGTAACGAAGTTGAGAGTAGTGTCGCTCTTTAAAATGGCACATAACTACTATATGTATTTTAACTTTATAATTTATTAATAACCAAAACTTTATATTATGGACATTCGAAAATGGATAGATAAGTATTCGAGAGATATTCGGCTAGTTTATAACTCCGATAATACAAGATATAATTACATAAGTCAAGTATCTTGTTTTTTAAATCATTTTAAAAATCAGATTGAACCAAAGTCAATATCTAATGATGATATTAAAAATTGGCTACTAGAAGCAAAAACAATCAATACTCGGAAGCATAGACTTTGCGCTATCAATAGTTTTTATAAAATCACAGTGGGTATGCCAGCTAAGATTCATAAAATACCATATCCTAAATCTGAAAAGAAACTTCCTATTGTCTTATCTAAAGACGAAATACAAAAAATGTTTGATGTATGTGACAACCTTAAACACAAACTCATACTTAGCATTTTATATGCATGTGGTCTTCGAGTATCAGAACTTATAAACC